TGGGGGTGGGTGGGGCCGCGAGCAGCGACGGGGTGGGGTGGCTCAAGTGCGTCGTATAGAACGCGGCCCAAATTTTGGTAATCCCGACTAATTTAGTCAACTACTACATGTTGTAGTCAAACACGTATACTCCCCCCGAATATAGGGGGTCACGATGGCCAAGTACTTCGAGAGACGAGCCCGGGCAGAAGCCGAGCCGATCAAATCGAAGATTCCCGAGCGCATAAAGATGCACCTTGAAGATCGCGGCCGCGAGTACGAGCGCGAGCGCATGCGCCAACGCAAAGCAAACCGGAAAAAGAAATGAGCGCTGAAGATGCTCTTGAACGATTGAAAGAGCTGTCGACCGAAGAGACGTTCAAGGTCAAGTCCAAGGCGATGGCGCTCGTCCTGCTTGACGCGTGCTATGACCATGTAACGAGCGTCAACGAACCCGCTCCATTCTCGCAAAAACTCGACATGCTCAAGACCGCGGCGAAATTCGCGGACCTTGAGCCCAAGCAGTTCCAGCCCAACAACTCCGGCGGTGGCTTCTCGATCCGCGTTGTGTACTCCGGCGCCGGGCGCGGCGCGGTCACCATCGATCACGACGACGTAGTGCTTGAGATCGATGCACCGCCCAACTACCTCGCGCCCAGCCCCATTACCGACTCACTCGCGGCACTTCGCCCATCGGTATGAGAACGACGCCAGCGCCGACGCCTGCCCCCCTCTCGATCGACGACTTCGACGAGGACCACATTTGGCACGTCTACCCGCGCTTTGGCAGGGCGCACATCATCGACCAGAAGGACAAGTGTTGGTGCATGCCAAGGGTCGATCTGGACGAGGACGGTGCGATCGTGATCCACGAGATCGAGCACTGATGAGCGAGCTGGTCTTCAAGCCCCCCAAATCGGTTGAAGGCTTTCTTCAATCCGACAAGTTCATCAACCTGATCGTCGGCCCCGTGGGTTCCACGAAGACGACGGCGGGCATCATCAAGATCAGCCAAGAGGCTGTACGAGTCGCGCCTTGCAGGGACGGCATTCGCCGCAGCCGGGCGGTGTGGGTCCGTAACACGCGCGAGCAACTGCGTGACACCACACTGCCCGACTTCCTGAAGTGGTATCCGGACGGCCAAGCGGGCCTCTTCGCCAAGACCGAGTTCAAGTTCACGCTCGTCTTTCGCGACCCCGATGCGGGGCAGGTCGAGTGCGAAGTGCTCTTCCGCGGGCTTGACGATGCGAACGACGTGCGGCGCCTCCTCTCGCTCAACGCTTCGTTCGGTATCTTGGATGAGTTTCGCGAGATCAACCCCGACATCTTCACGCAGCTGCAGACGCGCCTTGGACGCTACCCCGACAAGATGATGAACGGGGTGGGCTGCTGCGAGATACAGCCCGACGGGTCGGTCAAATCGATCGACAAGCTCTGGGGCATGAGCAACGCCCCCGACGCCGACACGTACTGGGAGGAGTTCCTCACCAAGCCGCCATCCAACGCGGCAGTGTTCTTCCAACCCTCCGGGCTCGCGCCCGAGGCCGACTGGCTGCATTTCCTGAAAGACGACTACTACGAGAACATCTCCGAGGGTAAAACCCCGGACTGGATCGATGTGTATGTCCACGCAAAGTTCGGTCGATCGCTCGCCGGGCTTCCTGTCTTTCGTTGCTTTAACGAGGTGACCCATGTCGCAAAAGAGCCAATCAACCTCACGTCCAGCACGCTCGTCGTCGGAGCCGACGCTGGTCTTAATCCCACTGCGGTCATTACTCAGCAAACGTACGATGGTCGCGTCATGGTTCTCGACGCGATCACTGGATTTGAAGGTGGCATGGGGGCGCTTCGTTTCATTCGTGAAAAGCTCAAGCCGCTTCTTGCTTCAAAGTATCCCGGGCGTCCCTGCGTCATCTACATCGACCCCACCGCCTTCAACCGCGGCCCGTCCGATGAGCGAAGCGTCGGCGACATCTTCAAAAGCGAAGGATTCGTCTGCAAGCCCGCGCGCACCAACGCCATCCCAGCCCGGATTGCCGCGGTCGAGTCGTACCTCACGCGCACGGTTGAAGGGAAGGCGGCGCTACTTATTGACCCGGCGTGCACCGCGGTCGTCCAGACACTGAGATCGAAGTACAGGTACAAGATCAACCAAAAGGGCGAGCGCGACGACACTCCGGAGAAGAACCACCCGTGGTCCGACTACGCGGACGCGTTGCAGTATGCCTGCCTGCAGCACGATGGTGGCAAAGCGGTTGGCGGGCCGACTCGGGCAACAGCTGTTACAGTGAAGCCCGCCCCTTACAAGTGGGCAGCATAAAAAGGGAGTAAGAAGAATGTCTTCGACGTATCCGCCAAGCCCGCTCCCGCCTCAGCAGCCCGCCGCGACGTTCACGCCAAACGCGCCTCGACCCGGTGCAACCGGTGTGATGCCGATGGTCCCGTCGGTAGGCGGCATTCTCTCGATGGAAGGCAACGCCACGATCGAGGCGCGGCGTGCTGCAGCGCAAGCGCAGAACGCGAAGCCCGTCATCCAGAACTTGGCCGCGCACGTGAGAAAGCAGTGGCAGTATGCACTCGAAGCCAAGCGCCAAGACATCGAGAATCGGATGCTCAAATCGCTGCGCCAGCGCCGCGGCGAGTACGACCCCGAGGTCTTGAGCGCGATCAAGCAGATGGGCGGCTCCGAGATTTTCATGGAGCTGACCTCCAACAAGTGCAGGAGCGCGGCCGCGTGGATACGCGACGTCATGCTTGGCACCTCCGATGACAAGCCGTGGACGATCAAGGCGACTCCGGAAGCAGACCTCCCCCCGCAGGTACAACAGTCGGCGGCGAACGCGGCGATGGCGGAAGCCAACGCGTTTACGCAGGCGACGGGCCTCCCGGTGGGGCCGGAGTACATCGAGCGCGATGCGGCAATCATCTACGACCGCACCAAAGCGAACGCCAAGAAGCAGGCCGACGAGCGCATGGCGCGCATGGAAGTGAAGATGGAAGACCAACTCGCCGAGGGCGGCTTCCATCGCGCGCTCGCCGAGTTCATCAACGACCTCGTGACCTTCCCGGCGGCGATCATCAAGGGTCCTGTCGTTCGCAAGAAGAAAAAGCTGAAGTGGGTTCCCGGTGCGGATGGGCAAGTGACAGCGCAGGCGCAGGACTACCTGTGTCTAGAGTGGGAGCGCGTCGACCCGTTCATGGCGTATCCGGCGCCGCACGCCTCCGGCGTCGACGACGGCGACTTCATTGAGCGTCACAAGCTCACGCGCCAAGCGCTGAATGAAATGAAAGGCGTTGAGGGGTACGACGACGCCACGATCGACACGGTGCTCGATCAATACGGACGCGGTGGACTCTCCAACTGGCTGGACATCGACTCTTCGAAAGCGGCAGCAGAAGGAAAGTCCACCGCAACGATCGGGGCGAATACCGACGGGCTGATCGACGCGCTGCAGTACTGGGGTAGCGTGCAAGGCAAGCTGCTCGTCGAGTGGGGCATGCCGGAAGCGCAGGTTCCAGACCAGATGAAGGACTACCCCTGCGAGGTGTGGCTCGTCGGTGAGTGGTGCATCAAGGCCACGCTCAACGCCGACGCGCTCGGTCGCAAACCCTACTACAAGGCGTGCTATGAAGAAATCCCGGGATCGTTTTGGGGCAATAGCGTTCCGGACCTATGCCGCGATGCGCAGAGCCAGTGCAACAGTGCAGCGCGTGCAATCGCCAACAACATGGGCATCGCTTCTGGGCCACAGGTCACCTACAACATCGACCGCCTGCCGCCCGGTCAAGACCTCACGCAACTCTATCCGTGGAAAGTCCACCAGCACACTTCCGATCCGTACGGTTCTACTTCTAAAGCGGTAGATTTTTTCGCCCCGCCGATGATCGCCGCGGAGCTGATGCAGATTTACCGCTTCTTCTCCGAGATGGCGGACGAGCACACTGGCATACCGCGCTACATGACCGGAGATGCGACGTCGCAAGGCGGCGCACTGCGGACGTCCAGCGGCATGTCGATGCTGATGCAAAACGCAGGCAAGTCGATCAAACAGGTTATCGGCAACATCGATCTCAACACCATCGAGCCGCTGATCTCGCGCCTGTGGTACTACAACATG